GATCCAATTTGGACCCGCTGAGATACAAAAGAGTTTCTTTTCATGGCGATCCCTTTGCTAAATGTTCCAGACTATGGAGTTCAATGGTTGTCTGCGCCTCTTCAGGTATCATAACAAGGCTTATGTCGTGTATACGGTTTCTGTACTTCACTCTCATTGACGTATCGATATTCACTGATGCTCTATATCGTATATAGAATATCGTCAACTTCGTTGGATACACTTGTTCTGCCTGTATTGTCTTGTCTGTACGTCTTGACGGGATAGATGAGACATGCGCCCAAGTCTTGATGTAGTCTATCCAGTTATCAATGATTGTTCCCACGCCGTCTTTGCTCCCAAGGTTTTTCTGAATGACAATGCGTTTGTCATAGAATCCCGCTGGGATCGATGTTTCAGACTTTGATGGAAACGTCTTTGGCACTGATCAACTATCCTTTCTTTGGCTTTGCTTTGTTTCAATGGTTCTCCATGTTCCCTGCGTCCGCATTGTCCTACTAATCTGCGATGTAATCTGAGCAGTAAGCCTAGCTGCCACATCGGCATCGAGATGCGTCAATTCTTGTCGAACGATTCGCTGTATTTCTTCGTAATCCATGACTTCATGGCGGCAATGTGGACAATGCACTACTGTTTCTCCTTTAGAGACTAAACACGCGTTTACCTGCAAACTTCATGTCTATCTCATTGGGCACTGCTTGTCCTTCGCGGTTCTGATACCAGAAACCAATGAGACTCATGAGAGTGCGTCGGATGTCCGGCGGTATGACGGTGTATCCAGTGACATAAGTCAAGCGATACCTTGTTGCGGCCAGGATCACAAAGAGATACAGTCTGTTCGGGTCATTTGTTTGATCAATCCTGTAATTGACATTGCCCTGTGAGTCGGTAGCAGAAAGCGCAGTCCACTCAGGGGCGTCCATCTTCGTTAATTGATACTCCAGTGTCGTCAAGGATTGCATCGGTCCCATTGGTATCTTCAGCGAAATCAGCGCATTGCCAAAGAGCGGAACATTGGGTCTCTCAGCAAGTCGCCAGGAGTCCGCAGGGACACCAACGGGACCCGACAATGGCCCTGTCGGCACCGGATCTGGCTCGATGATTGCCTGGATTGTCTGTGTTGCCAGTGATTTGCGTAGAATGTTCTCAGCATAGCGCCGGGCATCGACAATGATTCCTGCGATAGTTGCATCGTCATCGTCAAAATCAACGCGAAGCCATCGCTTTACCTCGGAAAGCGTGACGGGCTCTGTTGAGACTGGCGTTAATACGGTGTACCCGACAGACATGCAATGCTACCTCTACTCCCCAAAGTTGTATGTGCCTGGCTTCTCGCCGCTATCATCGCGCTCCACTGATGTACGCCACCAAATTCCACTACCTGCTGGCTCCGCAGTAATGAAATCATTGACGCTATCAGTGAAGATCAATAAATTGACAAGGGAATCCGGTGTGTCGCCCCAAACTTTTAAGATGACCGCTGGTCTCTTTTCGCCTGCATGGTGCCCACTTGGAAGAACAAAGTCAACAATGTCCCGCCGCTTGGGAACACGAGCATTCGTCACCGTCGGCGCTGGCGGCGCTGTATCCTGAGTTACCTCCGGTGCCACTGATGGTTGCTCTGTAGGCGTTGCGCTTGCAGTAGATGGATCTACCGAAGGCATCGCTCCTTCTGAGATTGGATCAATGCTCATAATTGACCTCAAGATCTATGTATGGTCGGTGCCATCCATGAAGAACAGCACCGTCAATGCTTCTAAACTACGCTGCTAGTTAGGGCTACCTGTTGGTAAGTAGTGAGCACCACCTACAATCCAGAAAAAGCCATATACCGCGCCTGTTGTTGCTGATGCTACAGTGTCTACTGCTCTCACATATCGCTGTACACCACTGTAGCCAACTTTCTGTACTGCATTCTGCTGGCCTGTACTTGTAATAGCTGTAAAACTACCTTGCAGATACAGCGCTGCAACATCGGTCCACACTGAGTTGTCAGGGCTGTCTTGCAACTTAAAGGTGTGGGTACCATCAGTCCAAGCACCAACTGCCAGGACGCCCACAAGGGAATCGATACCACCTTCAAATGCTGTTCTATCAATGCCTCCTGAGTTTACAGACGCAGTGCGTGCAGCAGGATTAAGGTCCGGTACAACGCCAATTCTGTTGTAAAGATCGTGTATTGCCATGTCGTTATTCCTCCTTTCCTGCTCTATGCATGTAGCTTCATTGCTTTTATTGCTTCTGCAAGTTTTACGCCGCCGCCAAATCTGTAGTACCCCATATAACCTACTGCATTTTGATCGGCGTAGCGCTCCATCAACACTTGAATACTGACTTGTTTCCTGACAACCAACTGATACCCCACTTTGAAGTTACCGAATGCAACGGCAAATTTGTTTGCAGCCATTTGAGGCATATCCGGCATCTCGAAGTAGTTGTAACCCCAAAGTTGTCCAGGAAGATCATTGGTACCAAAGGGGGTCCACAGCGGACGCCCCGTAGAGTCAGTGAGGCCACGGATAGCGCCGAGTGTCTCTGTAGTAAAGAGCCAAGAAGCTCCCTTGCGGTATCCAGACTTGAGGCTATGCATGAGCGTTGTGAAGTCGGCGTGAGCAAAACTCGCTGCAACTGAGGAAGTTGTGAAGTTTGAACCTCCAATGATACCAGGATCGGTCAAAAATCCTTGGCACTGTCCAGACCCAGATCCGAGCCCATTGATAAGCTCATTACCTTCAAGCTTGGCAAACTGTGTGCCGAAGTCTTGCATGACGTAAGAGCCTAGATCAAGTTCAGTATCGTCAAGGTCTGTACGTGAAATGAGACAAAGCGCAAAGCTCTCATAGGGGAACACCTGGACCATACCGAACTTCGGGTTTTGCGTCTCAGTTCGTGTTGCTTGCTCTGCTATCCTGGAGGCAGAGGTTGTCTGTGTTCGCTTTGGCATCATGACAAACGGCTTTGTCGTTGTGCGAACATTGACTAGACCATGCATATCCGATACAAGTATGATGGACTCAATAAGCTCATTGACATACTCAGGTATAGTCAGGAAGCCTCCAGTCGTTGCATCGGCTTCAAAGAGCGTTTTGTGCTCATCGGCTAAACCGTGTCCGACATTGGAACCTGTTTCGAGCCCTGCGTCTTGATCATGCTTGACATGCTTTCGCTCTTCAGAGCTTAATCGCCCCCAACCTTGCTTTAGAGCTTTCTGGAATGCAGATTTAGCCGCTTTCTTTTCAGCTTCAGCATCCTCAGCCTTAACATTGCTCGGGCGATTAGCCATCGCTTGCATTGTCTTGATGGTGGTCTCTTGCTCTTTGTTCTTCTCTGCAAGTTCCTTGATCTGTGTTTCTAAGCTCTTGTGTTCATTCTCCAACCGCTCAAGGAACTCTTTTGTTTCCCCTGAAAGTTCCTTCAGGTAGTTGGTAGACTCGCGAACAGGACCTACCTCTTCATCAAGTGCTTGCCTGAAGAGTGTCGCCACATTCGCGTTTTTTGATTTTAATTCTTCAAGTACACCCATTGTACACTCATCCTTTCCTAAGTGTAGATTGGTCGTTAAAAATCAGACAAGCATCGCTGCAAGATCATCTATAGTGAATTCAGTGGATTCCTCCGGCTGATCTTCGCGTGTGGGTGTACTTGACGGCCCACGGCGCTCTTCACGTTCTGAAGTCAGGGCTTGGTCTTGTCGTTGAGATTCGTTGCTTTTCCCTGTATTACCCTCTGCATAGGCTGATCCTTGCCCTTCGCTTCGGTACAGTTCTGTAAGACTGTTCGCCTTTTTCTCTAGGTCCTTGGCATGCGACGCTAAATCATTGGATGCGTTTTGCATCTTCTTTGATAAATCATTCAAACCATTAACATGCGTATCAAGCTTTTCTTTGGTGGTCGCTGAGAATGCCGCGCCTGCTTTGGTATCTGGCTTGTCGCCTTTCGCCATGGCATCATAGCCTCCCACGCGCAGACTGTAAGGCACATAGGGAGAATCAGGGTACCCATAGCGATCCCCCAGCAAATCGGGTAAGCCAGAGGTTACAGCCTCATCCGTCCATTTTGCGACTGCTTCCCCAAACTGTTGAAGCGCATTCCCCATATCCGCTTGTGGCTGGTCTCCCATACAGAAGGCTTCCATCATGGCCTGGGTAAGCGTATTGACCAAATCTCCCCAGTCCTCTAGGGAGTCCTGTGCTTGCGTCGCCTGGAAAAGAGTGTTAAAGTCTTTTCGTTCTGACATTGAATTCCCTCGCTTATCACCGTCTTTCCAAGGCGGCACTAATGGCGTTGCGTCACCGTATTTCTTGTTGATCCGATTGTAGAGCTTTTCGCATTTACTTTTTAGCCCGTCAGGTGCGTCGGCCCCGCGAGACCCCCCGATAGCAGAAACAATAGCTTTTACCGCTCCTACACAAATATGAGGATTATCACCTGCATACCAAAAAGGATAACTGTAATCGCCTTTTTTGCTACCATCGCCATCCATGTACATAAAATACTTTTTTGCAATTGATGTTGATATTGTCCCATCGTCTTTCTCTGCTGCTGCAAAGATTTGTCCTTTGGCTTTAGCGCCATCCCATGCTTCATCGCGGGGTCCAATGGTGCCCGATGTGTTGCCACAGACGCCTTTGGTCTCCATGTCCTCAATGTCTCCCAATGTGCTTTTAACGCCTGTAGATGGCACTAAAGCTTCAGGATTGGCGGCGAATAACATTGTGACCGCTGAAGACTCTACTAGTCTGCATTCTTTTAAATTTCTTACGCCATTTTCATATGTCTTTTGAATAGGATTGTACCCCATACTCAACTCATCGACATATCCAGATTTAAAACCCGAAAATACCATTGTTGCTTTTGGATTGTTTGGAATACCCTGAGTAT